TTAATTGCTTTTACAACCTGTCTTGCTATGTTATAGTGATTAACCTCACTTAAGTGTCCAGGTCTCTTATCAAACTGAAACCTAAAGTTTTCAGGTAAATGTACCCACTCGTTGTCTGAAATCTCAACAAAAGTTTTTCCTTTTGACATAAATAAATTTGAAAAGTTATCAATATGTGGTCTGGGATAGCCTTGTAAGACATAACCATTCATATTTTTTTCTACCAACCAACTATTTAATTGGCAGTAGTGTGCTTGTAAATGGAAATGCTCAAGTTCTTCATTATATATTTCAGTAAACCACTTAAAACAGTAATTTTTATCTTCATCAGATAATTTACCACTTCTGCTAATACCGCCTGGTCCTGATAATCTGGGGTTGTCTTTGAAAAACCATTTGTTGATTAGCATCTGTTCACTAAACAACAGGGTATCACCTTCAGCCCACTCTTGTTTTGTTTTCTGAATATTAAAAAGTGACCACTCAATACTAGTACCGCCTAAAGAATAGTTTTTAGTCGTATCACGAAGACTGTTACGAACTAGTTTAGGCCATACTAAAGTAGAAGGTTTTTCTTCTTGTGCTTTACAGCCCCAAGAATCTCCATAAATCCAAATCATTGATTTACAAATCTACTTTCCCAATGAGCAACAAAAGACTGTGCATCTAGTCTGTGTTCAAATCTCCAAGTGTCTTCGTAAACATTAGTATAATGTTTAACATCCCATTGATGTTTCATCATCTGTACTTTACAATAATCAGTAGCCTTCATACGAAGATCAGAGTGTAGTCTGACTTCATAACCAGGAGCCCAATTTCTTTTATACTCAAATATCTCAATTGGTGTCATGTGTTTGGTGATTCCGGGAGGACTCGAACCCCCAACCTACTGATTAGAAGTCAGTTGTTCTATCCAGTTGAACTACGGAACCTTAATCCTCTTTTTTTCTTTCTTCGATTTGACGAGTTAGAGCATCTAAAATCACTTGGTTTACAACCTTACCAAGTTCACTACCATCTACCTCATCCTCATGATATAGTTCATAAGTTAAAATACCGCCCCCTGACCCATCAGGATGATCATCTATCTTAATGTCTGATATTTGAAACTCTGTACCTGCCATATCATAACCGTCTGGCACCTTAAAGGTTTCTTTCTCTGAAATGTTAGTCATTTGTATGTTCCATCTAGTTTATAGTGTTTGTAGTTGTAAATAGCAGAGTCAAAAGATATAATCCTACCATATCCCTTTTTACGTAACTGTATATACCATCTATAAAAATGAATAAAGTTATCAATCATTGGTAGTCCTGACAGGATTCGAACCTGTATCGCTCTCTAATCTGGAGACTGTGCTGAATATAAACCAGGTGTTTTACCATTAAACTACAGGACTGTTGGTACTCGGTGAGAGATTCGAACTCCCGACAACTCCGTTATGAGCGGAGGGTTCTAACCACTGAACTAACCGAGTGTTGGTACGAGCGGGGGGACTTGAACCCCCACGACCTATGGTCAACGGATTTTAAGTCCGTTGCGTCTACCGATTCCGCCACGCTCGCTCTGTATTAGCAACCGTGGTAATCAGAATCATGTAGATATGGAACAGCCTCGTTCTGAACACTCGAATTACTAATTACTACAGCATCATGTGTTTTCATAAGTTGAGAGATACGATTTTCAAGAGTGCTAATAGTAGTATGAATATGACCTGTGTCATGAGGTTGTAGCTGGGTTTTAAGATAGTCTACCTCACGAATCAAATGAATGATATGTTCCATGTCATATTTTTTGCCTCGTAGATGCATCAGTCGATCTCCATAGTTGAATATTCAGATAGGTAATCAGTGAGCGTGTCCAGGTCAGGACAAAGAACTGTAATACTTTTCCAGTCGTCGTTATGCGAACGGCCAGAAAATTCTACAATCCAACCATTGCCTGCAATTTTAATGCTAATATCTTGGTGAACTTTTGCAAGTTCTTTTGAAAGGTCAATTTTGTGCATAATTTATCCTATGAATTTTGAAGTGCTTGAATCTACGTAGTCATCATCAAAGAATCTACGTTGTACTGAATGTTGATAAATATTACCATCTTTACGATATGTAGTGACAAGTTCCTGTTCTATCAAACCTTCTACTGGTTGTGACATTATCCTATCATAATCGTAAGAAGCATCGTTAATTTGTTTTTGTTTGATCATCAATTTCTCCTAATTTTCAATAATATAACAAAAACTAGGGCACAAAGCAAGAGAGGAGCTGTTTTACCAGCTCCTCTCGTAAAAAGTATTTAAGCTACGATTAGAAGCTGATCTTACCACCAATAACTGTTTCACTGTGCTTAAGATCGTCATTAAAGTCGTTCTTCATATACAGAGTAACAGCGCCTAACGGCTGTGATATGTCGATTTCATATTTAGTAATATTGAAAGAACCGCTTGAGGTAGCAGTATCTTTCGCAGTTGTTCCCACGGAAATGGGTCCGAGGGAGGCTGAGGTGTAAAGAGAATTCACTTCTGCTTCTAACTCTCTTTCAGCGCCTACGGTTATTTCAGGCCACTCAATGGTGGGAGCAGTCTCTGCAAGAGCAGGAATAGATAAAGCAGCTAAGGCTGCTGATAAAATAATAGTTTTAGTCATAGTAATTCCTTAAGGTTTTAGATTATAAAGACGGCACTTGGCCGTCTTTATTTTAATTTAAGTAGTCGTTTTCTTCTTCAGTGTAAGGCCACATTATATGTATCTCGCACTGTTTTCTTTATAAACAAGCTCACGCTGTCTACGCTCAAGATCTACTAAATCAATAGATTTAGCGAGATAAGCTTCTTCACGGCGTCTCTGTGTTTCAAGAGCAGAGGGAAGTCTGAATAAGGTTAAAAAGCTCTTAATCATTTTTTACTCGTTTCATTTCGAGCATTAAGTTTTTAGCTTCTTCATAGTATCCTGCAGTGGCTAGTCTACTAGCAGCCATAGCATACCCTGTTCTTTCAACCCAGTTCCACATTGATTTTTTAATCTTATTTGCCATGAGTCATTCTCCTTATGTCTTCATAAGAAGAACCATTCATGATATTTTGATAAACCCAATCAGCGTCGTTTTTGTATTCAGTACGACACAATTGCCACATAGCTTCAGCGTTAGCACGACTATTACGTGATTTGTTAATCCATCTGAAAAAAGATTTCATTTGATTCTCCCATTGTTGTGATTTTTACAATGGGACGCAGATTTAGTTAATACTAATCGTTCTAGGTAGTTTTTCGTCAGGGACTCGAACTTCGAGTGTAACGACCAAAATACCATCGACTAAATCAGCTCCAGTGACTTCAGTGTACTCGCTTAAGCGATAACTCTTTATAAACTTACGATTTGATATACCCTTATGGATATATTGCTCCTGCTCACGTCTTTGTTCACGCTCACCTCGCACAGTCAAGACATGATCTTTTACTTCAATAGTGAGATCACTCTTTTTGAAACCAGCGACAGCAAGTTCAACAATGAACTTTTTATCGTCAACTTTTACAACATTGTGGGGAGGATACGCATCCATAGCGTGTTTTGAAATACGCTCAAGATCGTTAAGAATATGATCGAAACCTAAAAATGAGTTTCGAGGAAATGCTAATGTACCAGTCATGGTTAACTCCTTTTCTAGCAAGTTAAATGAACAAACCCCTATTGGGCATTTGCAACGACATTATAAAACTTAATTAATGAATGTGCAACCTCAATCTTCTTCCATGTAGAGCTGAACATCAACTAATTCTTTAAAAAATTGGTAGTCACCCCACCAAAAACCTAACAACAACCATCCGAGGTGATACTGTCCGGTAACAAAAACCGCAGTTAAAAACCAAAAGAAGATTGATTTTGCTAAATATAAAAAGTAGGTAGATACTAAACCGTTTGGTACTTGAAAATCAATTCCATTTGTAAAATATATGATCGTCGATCTCAACTGTTTTTTCCTTTGATGCTGCCCACTCTGGATAAACATAATCTGCGTGGTAATGGGTCGCCCCTTTAGTAAAGTCATAAAAAACTATGTTGTCATTCAATAACAAATCAGCTATGTCATATGCAGAGTTAATAGCTGTAGTATCACCTTTAGGCCACTCATCAGACTTGCCATCACAGTACCAAGAAAAATGACAGCGATTTTTTATCGGATAAGAAATATATGGATTTTTCCAAGACTGCTTACGCGGACCTTGTTTAACAACTCCACATATCGTATTAGGAAATCTAGGGTCTTTTACTCTGTTCATAGTAACTAATCCTATAGCTATCTGCCCTGCCCAAGATTGGTTTCTTGCTTCCCAATAAATATTTTTTGCTAAACATTCTAAATCTGTATTAGCTATCTGTGCTGGGACGGGGTTTCCGCAAAATGTCAGACTCAACACAATTGGAACCATACTGAATTTCAATGATCGATAGTACAGTGTCTTGCTCATTGACCAGTTGATGCCATTTGTTAGCCAAAAGAGTGAAGTTTTGGTATCTATCAATCTTTTTAACATGAACCTCTTCTCCTTCTACATCTGATGAATAGTAAACTGTAGCCATACCCTCACGAACAAACCACAACTCATTTCTTTGACGATGCTTTTGCCAAGACAGCGACTGACCAGGAAGAACATAAAGTTCTTTAACTTTGCAAGGTGTATAAGGTAACTTTTCTTTTGTTTGCACTAAATTTACTTGTCTAAAATCAGCCTCATTATACTCTTGCAGAACAGTCCAATGTCCCCAAGGTCGGGTAGTTATATCTCCCATTGCCAAATTACCTCTGCACTGTCATTAAAAATTAATCCTACTGGGCATCCCAAAGACTCCCACTTATCTACCATGCGAGAGTGTTTGCAATTTTTAGTACGAGCAGGGCAAGAACACCCTCTACTAGTAAAGGAGTACACATCCAAGGGCTGATTTGATTCGTTAAATTTAGCCACTTCTGGAGCATATTTACCTTTTCGAACATAATACTCTGACATCCTTATCTCCATAATTTTACTTATAATACAAGAAAAAAGACGACTATGCAAACAAAAAGAAACACAGGTAAGTCTTTAACTGTACCTGTGTTTCCCGTTCCCCTCTGTGACTCTCTCGAGTCTTTTATAGTATAGAAAAGTAATAATGAAAAAGCAAGATTAAATTAACTTATTTACCTGTATGTACTCGCTCAAATAGTTAGCAAACCAATCTTGAGCATCTTCTCCGTAGTGTCCCCATTTAGCGTATGGAGAATGCTTAAAACCATTTGCTTCTAATAAATCCACATAAGAAAACTGTTCTTCTAAAATAAAAGGGAATCTTTTGTGATTTAATTCGTTGTAATACTGAAATAAATTATTATCAGAAATAGTCTTGCAAGAGTTCCAAAAGAGATATTTAATTTTATTAGCTATAAGAAGGTTTTGGAGCAATAAAACATTAGAGTAAAATTTTATACTTGCTTGAAGATTATTCTGTCTTATAACCCACATTTTGTAGTAACTAAAGGCTGATTTACTAGATTGTTTTTTGTAGGTTTCTTCATTACCAGAAACTAGAGGCATCCAACCATTATCCCAGAATCCTCTCTCATCTCTAGTAGTTTTAAAAAGCTCGGTTCTATGAAGTCCTGGCCAATTTATGATAACAAATAAGTTTGAAGGATCGTAGTCAGATTTTTGCTTGAGTTTAGCTATGTATTCTATAGTAGTTCTGACAACCCTATCGTCTGATGCTCCAGATATAGATAAGTTTTTATGCTGAATTCCTAAGCTGTTTGCTAGTTTTAGAGGCCATGCCTTGTTATAGCACTCACCTTGAAGAGAAAACTCAATCTCTGCTCCTGCTGTATGAGAGCAGCCATTAGCTAACAAAAGCATTGGCGGTGATATTAAAATCTAGGGCAGCAGGACTACTCTCATCATATTCACTATCATAAGTTAAAAGCTTATTATAAATATAATTCATCCCACCTGCAGTTTCATATTCAGTTAGCGTGTTTGCTTTTGGTATATCATCAAAAGCTACAGAAACGTCAGTAGTAAGCGGGTAAACTCCTATCGGAAATCTTTGAATAGAAAACAAATAGGCTCTTTCTATGTCTACGGAGGTTTCTGGATTTCCTCCTAACTGTGCTTGTGATGTAATGTTTACTGATGTAATACCAAATTCAGAGTTTTGCCATAAATAACTCATTAAATCTCCTTTATATACTTCTCATACATAGGAAAAGTATCAAAAAAATTAGTGCCTCTGTGTTTATCTAACATAAGGTTAAAAGAAACCATCTGCTCTCTGATCATATCCAAGCTGTAAAACTCTGGAATAGCACCATAGTCAGTCATATGATACCCCTTATCAAGATCTTTGTCTATAAAATTTTTAAAAACGTTTATTAGTTCTGGGTAAGGTTGATACATTTTTAACAGCGTCTGTTTATCTTCCCTGTATAAAAGTTGCGGATTAGTATGAATTGGTAAGTAACAAGGAGAATATACAATGTTTTTTCCATACTTTTTAAACTTTTCTATCTTCGGTAAAGTCCAAACACTAAATATATTTACAACACAGTTAATAGTATCAATGTAGTCGTATGCCTTTATAAAATTTTCTTTAAAAACCTCCAAGTTAAATCCTGACCTGCCATACTCAACATGCTCGCCCCACCCGTCACAACTAGCTTCTAAAGATACTGAATTGAATTTATTCCATAAAGGAAGTAAGTCAATACCTTTATAGTCAAGTTTTGATAGATTTGTAGAATAACCTAATGAAACATTAGTGAGACCATTATCAATCAAAAAGGAGAGCAAAGTATAATGCGCATCAGTAATAAGAGGTTCTCCTCCAGATATACTTAAGTGATTTAAATTTCCTGCAGAGATCTCTTTTTTAAGGAGGGGGAATAAATACTCACTCGTAGTGCTGAAAGCATCTTTATAAACAGAATTATTCTCAAATACAAAGTGATTATGTTTTTTGTTTTCTATCGCCCAACTTGAAGAGAAAGCAGGTCCGCACATTCTACACTTAAAGTTGCAAACATTGTTTAGTCTAATGTGGATTGAGTGCAATCCAGATGAGCGTTGGTGGTTAATTCTATGAGTTTTTAAGTTATTATCTTCATTCTTCCAACACCAATCACAACTAGGGTGTTTAGTATTAGACAACAGGGATTGTTTAAGATCAGCTAATGCAGACCCTGAAGAGTATTCAGCCAAATTTTTTCCCATTGGGAATCTATTTGAAGGCATAACACAGCAAGGAGTAACGCTGCCATCCTCCTCAATGTGAAGTTCTGTCCAAGGTCTATCACAATATGTCTTACTTTGATGCGGCTCGTGCAATTAAAGGCTCTCTCTTGATACCAGTAATCTCGTCTTTAATACGTTGGTATTCCTCAGCCATCTCACGTTGATTTTCGAGAGTGTCATTAAGAAAAGCAATCCTGAGTCTACTGTAAAAATTTTTCCAAACAGGACCGTGAGGTTTACACCTAAAACGATTTATCTTATATGAATAGTACTGTAATGCGTGTGCTATCTCATGCAAAATTACCATATCTAGTCTATCATAAGTTCTGCGAGTATAAAAGCCCCCAATAGCAGGATGATCATCAAAAGATTTATATTCATACACTCTGTAAATTTCACCCTTATAGTCACGACAAAGATGATTCATAGCAATATTAATTCCAGGACCATCGGCATACATTCCTCCACGAGAGGAACGACGTTTAGGATCCCAATCTAGTTTTACACTACCAAGTTTGAAGTTTTTATATATCTCTTGCTGACAATACTCCTCGACTTGACGAATGTAGTCATTAGCGTATTTATTCCACTTTGCACGTTCAATACTATTCATGATATGTGCCTCAATGCTATAACATTGTCTAAAGAGTTTATTTGAGTAAGATTTAAGATAGTAACATAACCCACTACTTTTGCTCCTGATTTTTCGACTAATTTTTTTGCTGCCTGTATACTGCCACCTGTAGCAATTAGATCATCTGCAATTAAAACTCGACTTGTGTGACCAAATATACCTTCCTGCAAAACTAACGTATCAGAACCATACTCAAGTTCGTAGGGTTCTTCAATAAGATCGCCAGGATATTTGGCACCTTTTTTACGAATCATAGTGAAAGGAAGACTCATAGCATGAGATAGTGCTGCTCCAACTACAAAGCCTCTACTTTCGAGTCCCGCTATATTAGTGAGATGACAATGTTTTCTTTCACATTCATTAGCAAGTTGTTCAATATAGTAATTCCAAGCAGGACTGCTGAATAGGCTATTTAAATCATAAAAATCAATCCCAGGTTTTGGATAATCAGGTATTACTCTAATATAGTCTAAAATACTCATCGACGTTTCCCTGTTGCTGAATCTGATGCTTCTTTAGAAGATAAAACTACAAGATTTCCCTTGTTATAAGCCTGCCCAATATGTACACCATCGCCAGAGTAACGTTTATTACCCTTAACAAAACCATTACCAACACGATCAGATGTTGGAGCGGTAACAATATCAGTTTTATAATTAGGAAAGGATGCTCTTGCTTTAGGTTTTTGTGCAAGTTGTTGTGGATGAACTCCCATACGTCGGAGCCATTTTTCATGGTAGTCTTTTTGCTGTGTTTTAGACATATTATCTCCTGTTATTTTATACATAATAACAAAAGACAAGGCTTTAGGCAACTATTAAGTGGGATTTCCTATTAGTTTGTAGAAGTCAGACTCTTTAATACAGAGGGGTGGGTATTGCATGTCTTTAGTCCCTTGACCCTTATTCACTTTATCTTGAAACTCCCAGTAAAAATTCTGAACTAATTCCCTACAGTTGCGTTCAGAATCAAAAGGTAGTTCTGGAAAAGCATATAAATCAACTGAATTAGTTTCTGGCACAGTAGCAATAAAAAATACTAATATCCATTTCACAATGAACTCCTTAAAATCTCGTAGATAATCAAAGATGATTTCTGTGAGATGGATTATATGACGTAACTAATAGTATGTCAGATGAAAGGACTTTCGTCCAAATAACTTTCGTAGAAGATTATAAGAGTACCAAATTATTTTTGAACCTTTGGTGACCAAAAAGTAGTTCGTCCATCATTTAGTTTAACTCGCTCAACAGGATTACCGTATATGTCAACTTTTTGGTTGTAAACCATAACATGTCCTCCTCTAGCTTCTACTATTTCATTAGGATTAGATGCAAACCGAGTGTACTTCCCATGATTATTATATAAATCAGAATAGTTACGAATAGTTGCCCCACCAGACTCATACGATGCTGATAGTACCTTACACACTGCGTAATAAAGTTTTTCAAGTTCTTCATCAGTGCAACTCTCAAGCAATCTGTCAGGTCGTATACCTGCTAAAAATAATGATTCAGACTTGTAGATATTTCCAACACCAGATATTTGAGACTGATCCATAAGCCACTTAACCAGTGTCCATCGGGGCTTGCGACGAGCAATGTGAAGAAAGTCGGATAGAGTGCAAGGATTATTAAGCATATCAGGGCCAATAGAATCAAGTTTCTTCTGATGATCCTTATGATTAAATACAAACTTAACAGTACCAAAATTACGTTGATCATTATAGTATATTGCCGAATCATCATCAAAGTAAAACGCAATACGCGTGTGCTTTGATGGTTGAAGTTTAAAATTACCACTCATACCAAGAGTAGTATACATGTAGCAAATCGGAAGAAGATCTCCGAACTCCCACCAAATGAATTTACCTTTATTAAAAACACCTTTAACAGGCAGGTGTTTTTCGTCGAGAGCAAGGTAAAAATCTGCAAACCCTGTTGGTAAATTCTTAACATACCTACCAGAAACAAAGTTAATGTTGACTAACGACTTATATTGTACAGCACGGTTTACTTGCCGTGCTGTACGAGTGCATTCTGGACCTTCAGGCATTAACGCATCCGTAAGTTAGCTGTGCGGGGAAAACCCCAAACATCAATAGCCGGAACACGTATCATTCGTTCTTTAGTGTTCTTCTTATCGGGGTTTGGGATAGTAATCATGACATTCTTTCCAGCACGCCACGCTCTCACTTGATTAGTGATACGAGCGTCAGACTGCATATAAGTACGACGCACGTCTTTAAGAAGACTTCTATTAACGCTATCACGTTCACCTTTAGAAACCTGATGAGCTCTTGATCTTTTCTTTCCCATTGCTTTCTCCTTATTGAAATATTATTTATAATAAGAAAAAATTAAGGAAAAGACAAGGACGTATTTAAATCATATAGGATGTAGTCAACAATCATATTAGCAGTTTTTTCACCAAAATGATAGCCGTCTCTTCCATAGTCTAAAGTAGGAAAATTTGCGAAAAGGTTTAACTCCTTACTTAATTTTTTGTCGATACGTTGTTTAGGTATTAATAGGTTTGTAATATTAGGATAGTTAAAATTTATTTTATGATAATTATGTAAAAAATTGTTAAGATTGTCCTGATCAGAAGCCTTTTGATCAAAATATATATGTGTATAATGATCTTCATGCCTTCTGTGAAAAAAAGACCACATTATGACAATATGTTTGGGATTATATTGAGATTGAATTTGAAGAGCCATTTTTGATATATAATCGTTAGACAATCCGTCCATACCAAGATTTAAGCACCTAATGGTGCTTCGTGTTTTAAGCACGTAGGGCCATGTATGTTCTAGTGGGACGGAAATTCCGTGAGTGAAGCTATCGCCAAGGCACCATATTACGCTACTTAAGTCTTCTGGCCACTCATTATCTCTGAATCCCCTAGAGTTGTGGTAATACGTAACATCAAAAGGGTAATTTAAATACCAATGTTTAGAAACACAATGCTCAAGTGAATCCATAGAACCGGGATAAAGACCCTCTTTATTTTTAAAAGAAGGGCATATCAAGTAGTCCAAAAATCTCTCTCTTTTTGCATCCTTTCTCTAACTTCAAATTTGGATACCTTTTCAAGTAAATTCGAAGGATAATTATTATATGTGTCTAAAAGATCAAAAAAATTTGTTAGTGTTTTTTGTTTTTCTTGGAGAGTAGTTTTTTTATAAGGCAAGGATGTTGTCATAAGATTTCTCTGATTTAAGCTATTTATAAAGTCAGAAATCTCGTGAAAGTGAATTAGTTCTTGTGGAGTATAGTTAGAAAGATCTTGATTTCTCAACATTTTAAAATGAAACTGATTATATTTAGTTAAGTTAAAGTTTGTTGCTGGCAAGGAAAATAATTTTGACAAAGTGCCTTCAGTATCTTGAATTAAATCAAAATAGTCTACTTTTGTGTGCTTTGGAAAATGTTCTTCAACCCAAAGGTAAAATTTTTCAAAATGACGAATTCCTTCAAGAAACGATTTCTCTGGAAGTGTGTAAGGTGAGTTTGCAGCTATGTTATCATATGCCTTTTTAGAGTATACATTTAAGCTAGGTTCTTGGTTAAAAACTCTCATTGAGTGGCTTAATATAGACTCAAAAGGGCATCTTTTTATAATAATGATATTATTGAAAAAATTTTTACAGAAAAATAAATATTTTTGTTGCTGCTTTGGATTAAGTTGCCTAGTTCTATAGTGAGAGGCTCTCGCAACAATTGAGTTTTTTGAAGAGAGTAGAGTTTGAAATAAGAATTGATCAGATTTAGGTAGAATATGATTAGTTAATTCATGAAAGTTTTCAGTAGTAATACCAACAGAGTTTAAATAAATAGTGAGAGTACGTTGAAAAAAAGTACTTCCAATAGCGTCGGGAGTTATTATAAGTATCTTTTTTAAGTCATCCATAGCTACTGATAAAACTAGAAGATACAGTGGAATTCTGTCTTAACTCAATAAAAGAAGAGATAAAGTTTTGTGGTTCATAAATTTGTTCACATTTTGAACACTCAATCAAATCAAGAGGTTCTATCTTACCATTTTGAAACCATACCTCTTCTTCTTGAGAACAGATAGGACAGCTACTTCTGGCTCTGTGTATATACATTTTGAACTTTTTCGTAGTAGAGACCCATAGAGTGATCGAAGATTCCGTCGAAAAGTTGTCCTTTAGCTATTGCACGAGCACGACCTCTCCAACGGTCTTTAACACGCTGCCAGGGGGTCATCTTTCTAATATTACCATAGTGATTAATATAAACTAACTCACCATGATGACGATAAATAATTGGAAATGGAACTTTAGTAACAATGTCGTTATTATTAACAAAACGCCAGTGTTTAATTCCATCATTTTTCATTTCTTTGACGAAGGCGCGATTACCTACACGGGGGGAACCGAATGTATAGAGTTCGTGTGCGTCCAACCGACTAGCACATATGGTAGCTAATGCAGCTCCTAACGAATGCCCCGTACACGTAATTTTATACCCATCGTCAAGTTTTTGTTCGTCTATCCAACGAACAATATTATCATAGACTTTATCGAGAGCTTGTGCAAATCCAAAATGAACTAAACCCTTTTCTCGTGCAGGTTTTCTCCAAGCCTTTGCATCAGCTAAAATATCTTTCATCTCTTCAGGTTCGGTTCCTCTAAATACGATGAAGATTTCATTTGCATTGCTTTTACGACAAACAAAAGCCTGAGTACCGTCTTTATCGAACCAAGCCCATTCATTATATCCAATGTCTTTTAATAATTTTTCAACTTCGTCTCGGTCTCTATATACACCAAGAGCGAAACCTGCTGTGAGAGCAGCTTTTTTATAATCCATGAGGGGAACTCCTTTATTAAATTGCTTTGAAAACAGCTACCTGTGAAGGCACTCCTTCAATATAATAAACTTTTTCTAGTTGAATTAATCCTTCTTCTTCAAGAGTTAACGTAGCGTGTTTTACTCCATTAGAACCTTTATGTTTTGTATCTTTTTCATGCCAGTCATCATATAGTAAAACATTAACACCAAGGTCAATTGACATTTTACTATCAGCAATCACCCCCTCATAACTGTGATCACCGTCTACAAAAGCCATATCAAAAGATTTTCCCTCTAAAAGAGGTTTTGCTTTTTTACTATCAGAACCAAAAAACCTAAATCTATCACCATAACGTTCTTGTACAGTTTGAGAAGCCGGGACTGTGGCTCCGTGTTTGCAAATATCTACTGCTGTTAGAGTGACTTTTTGAGTCTTGTCCCATTCTAACCACATAGAAGCAGAACAGCCAATATTAAATCCTATCTCAAGAATAGATTTGATTTCGTAAGTATCATAAACACCCTCAATAATATGACGAAAGATTTCAGGGTCTTGTCCGTTACAACCCCAAAATCCTTCTCCTGATTTATGAGTATTTAAGATATAGTTTAGCCAACTCACTTTGACTTCATTTTCTTCAAAATAGCAGCCTGAAGAGCTGGTGGAAGTTTCTTTTGCGCAGGTGTAAGTCCATCAGTCTTCCTCTGCATCTTTCCATTCATTGCTTTTTTATTTTTTTGCATCGGCATTTTTTCTTCCTTTTCTAGCTTTAGTTAATATCTCTAAATCTTGTTGAATTAAAACTGGAACTGGAGTTGAATTTTCTTTAAAGATTGGATGGCTAAATAACCACTCTTCTTCAGGTCTTGTTTCATTCATGCGTTCCATGATTTTTTTAAGTTGTCTTCCGCTAGCATGTTTATGTATATACATTCTAGCTACATAATCTTCAAGGGGTAGGATTTCACTTCTCCATATTTGAACATCAATCTTTTGTTTATGCCAGTATGCCCTACTCCAAGGACATACTGACACTATTGACGCAAAATAAGAAGTCCAGTCAACGTTACTTACGCTTACCTCCGCCTCTTTTTCCACCTTTTTTCTTCATCATCATGACTTTCCTCTCTTTCCTAGATCTATTTTTTTGCCCCTATGAGGCCCTGATTTTCTAGCAATTAGCCCACGAGCGACAAGGCGGGCACGATTAGTAGAGCCAATCGACTTACCCGCCTTGTGCTTACGCAAAAGTTCCGAAATATTTATCTTTGGTTTTTTGCGACTTTTAGTTTTTGGCATATTTTAACCTTTTTTAACGATGTTCCAAACACCCCAAATAAGGGCGCCCCACATGATTATATCCATGAGAGCGAAGCCACCCCAAATTACTGCAACTGCAGCACCTGCTACAACTACACCATTATGGGTAGAGTTTTCTGAAATACGGTTTGTAATCCAGCTCATCCTCCGACTCCTTTCCTATGCGCTCGAGTTTTGGCTGCAATCTTTTTAGGTTGCTTTACAAACTGTTTACCAGCTTTTGAGCCTTTTCTCTTCGCACGATTTGTCGCTGCTTTTTCTCCGGACGATAAACTCGCCCAAGCAGCTTTCGGAAGGTAGCGACCACGTTTTTTACGAGGTTTCTTTTGCTCCTTCTCGTTTGAGTATTGCCATTCTTGTCTAGTCCAATTGACAAGCGACTGTTGAGTTGGTTTGCGGGCCATTAAATCTCCGTTTTGTGAAATACTTTAATTGTGCTGTAAGCAGTATTTTCTCTGGTAATGTGATTAGATAGAGCAGAAATGTGCCTATCAATTAAATATTCTTTAACTTCTATTTCAGTAGGTTCTCTGTTATATATAGCATAACCAAACTGATCAAGATGGGCATCTCTAGTCTCAGGATCGTCTGAACCATAAGCACCCCTTGTTGGTGCTCCAAAAATTACAGCTGTCGAATGAATGTAATTACCATGACGATCATACCAAAATCTTAATCCATATTTTTGTAAAAATTTTGCAGGTTTGTTATAAAACCTATTAGGGTCTTGTAAGTCTATTAACCCTCGTTGATTGCTAACAAGCACATCCTTATATTTTTGCATAAACCTGTCTTTATCATCTACTAATTCTTCTGGGTACCCTCTATCTTTACATCTAAAAATAAATTGTATGTCTCGGTGTTCTTTGTCCAAAGTAGCAGCCTGTACTCCAAAATAGGTATTATTAGTATAAAGTTTTAAGACATTTAATAAATAATGGTTTTCATCTTCGTATAAAACTTGATCTTTTAAAAAGCAGCTAGTGTCAAACTTAAAAACATGTTCATCTACCACAGCCTTTTCAACAATTTGCAATTTATTTTTTATAGCCACCACCTTTAGCCTTATATTCACGAGCTAACATCTGCGCCTTACGAGCTGACCACTGTCCTGGGGCTCCGCCCTTGCCTTCCCGCATAATCTTGTTAAATATTCTTTTGCGCAATGTAGGTTTAGTGTAAACTCCTGCTTGATTAACTTTAGATTTAGTTTTCTTTTTAGCGGGCATTTTTTCTCCTCTTCTCACCTTTTATCAAACGATCATAGTATTTATATTCGTATCTTAAATAGTAATCAATCATCTTATTAATACTAGGAGTAAAGTTTTTAGATAAACTTTTATGGTCAACATAACTAGTGTAAATATTTGTTCTATCTTTAATCTCAAGTAAATCACAAAGATAGTTAATATTATTAAAGTCAATGACTGATACAGAATCTAGTCCTTTATTTTTAACTGCATATGCTATATGAAGCCAAGGCGCAACATGAGTTGGATCATGTCTACAAACTGTATCAAGTAAAGTACTTGCAATATATCTATTAAAAGATTTAGATATAACTTCTATATCTCTCTTTAACTTCGCGTAGTGAATAGTAGGCCAAACAACATCATACCATTCTTGAGCTAATCCTGATACTAATCTCTCTCTTGGTTCTCTTACAAAAATTATTATTTTTTGACTAAAATCAATTTCTTCTAAAAAGTTAGCTTGTAAATCTACGGCCTCTAAACATTTACTAGTCAAAAACTCATTTGCATGTTTACCTGTTGTAATCACATGATACTTATCAAATTTAAACAAACGAAGCGGGATTCTTCTAAATCTTTCTAAAATATCATACACAGCTAGTAACTACGAATTACCTTACCTTTAAAAGGAGTCTTATCAGCACACCAGTCTTCTGGGTGCATATGTCTAGGACGCCTACCTGCTGGTTTTGAAACCATTCTACCTTGAGGGGTATAAAAAGCACACCAATCTTGACGAGGACGACGTTTAACGGAAGAACTCATTGATTTCCACATTTTCTCGCCAGAAGAAGACTTTACATATTTACGAACTGCCATAATTTCTCCATAAAAAAAGAGGGTATATCTCTATACCCTCATTATACGTTAACGGTGTTTAGTGTCAAAATAAAATTTTATCTTTTATTTATTAGCATACCTTCTATAACCGTGATGATGTCTTGAGATAAACGAAAATTGTTTCCATCACTTAAGTGATGGAGTGAATCTACTTCTTCACTGATAGGAGGATCTAGAGGATAAGAGCAAATTAATGTTTTACCATTAGTAAAGCTATATAAGCTTTCGGACCAATACAAATGAAGACAAGGAAAAGTAATTAACTCATCCCATTTCTTATAAAAGGACGAATTCATTGGTAAATTATGAAGTCCGAAAAATTTATCTGTTCTGCTAGGATGAGAATGAAAAATTATAGTGAAATCTCTATCTTCATTTTTAGTCTTAAAAAAAGTATAGAAAATAGACTGCTCTGAAGCACCAGGAATGCCCCAGTTATATTGAGTAGCACTAAAATGATCACACACTTTTACAGTCCAGCTGGGTGAAGCATAGTCAGATAAAGCAGCAAAGCTATCACCAAATATAAAAAACTTTAAAGGCTTATTATTACCGTAAATTTTAGGTAAGGTAGTTAAGTTAAAATTATTATGCTGATAGCTTATTTTTATCATAACCTTTTAGTGATTACTACTTCTCCACTATAATTCTGTTCTTGTTTGATAAAGTCATAAAAACCTTGAACAGCTACTTCTTTGAACTTTGCTTCAACGTCAAAATCAGCATACTCAAGCATAGGTACATGATTAGCCATTAAATGCTCATCCCAGTATGTTTCAGAGTGTGCGTTAGGCTTCATCCAATAGTCTGAATTGTCGGGGTGGAAGGATTGAGATTTGTGGAACAGCGGGCGTACTCCTCGCCAGCTTTTGACAGCTTCAATGAAGTAGTCACTTGTGTGGGTGATATGATCCACGTCTCGAACTTTCCGATTGACTGTTTTCTCTCCCAATTTAACCTTTTCCGTTTCAACCATTCTATGGCAGGCATAGTGGTGTGTGTCAAGTGTGCAGCGTATGGGGATACGCTGGGCAAGTTCAAGTGTGTGGCGGATGTCATAGCCATTGGGTTTATCTTCGTTTTCAACGGATAAGCAGCCTTGGGCATAATCGGAAAGGTATGGGAAGTGGGTGGCGAACCGTTTAATACCATCTTCGTGTTTTCCTCCATAGAGTCCTTGTAAGTGAATATTCATAGAAAAATCTTCAGCAGGAAGTTCCATATACTGACCGTAAAGAGCATGATACTCTAAATCTTCAATAGACTTCTCTACCACATCCGGTTTATTTGATGCAAGCACAGTGTACTGACCTGGATGAACTGATAGACGAACAGAGTGTTTTTTAGCTGCGCGACCAGCTCTAGCAAGAATTTCTTTAAGCTCATCTCTGATTTCATCATACCAATCGTTAGTAAAATCAAGAGTATAACAAGGAAAGAGTTCAGAAGAAATTCTGAAGGCTCTTAAATTGATAGGTTGATGAGGAAAGTAGTTTTCTAGAGCGTCAACAAGTTTATTTACATTTGATAAAGCTTTAGACTGAACACGTTCTTTGCCTCCCTCTTTCAAGGCGTAGGTTTTTGTAGTAGTTCCGATATTATAACGTTTTGCTAAAGCTTTGTCATGCCATTGACAACATTGAGCGATACGCCAATCGGTTTGTGATTGATTGAAATATTCCATAGAAACTCCGATGATTTTCTATATTCTAACTCATCACAAACCGATTAGCAATAAATAGTTACTTTTTCTTGAGAGCGTCAGCTCCAAAGAAGGCTGATACTAATACTGCAATTGACGCAAAGTATGTAGGTGCAATATCAGCAATTAATCCTGCAGCTGTGTCTAACCCTAGTAAAGAAGTTACTGCGATACCGATAGGATAAACTAGTAAGCCAGCAAGAGAGAACCATGCCATCTTACGAATAGCGTCTCTTTGAGCGTCAGCATCTTCCATTTCTTTACGTTTGAACTCAAGATACATCTTGTGTTCTTCTTGAGATACAACTCCATCACCGTTTGAATCGGCAGGGTGAAAGCCTTGAGGGGAATCTTCGGCCATTACTTACTCACTTTTGGGGCTGCTTTTGCAGCAGGTTGTGGAATAGTTTTTGGTTTTGGAGCAGGAGCAGCCTTAGCAGCTTTAGCTGGTTCTGCTTTTGGAGCAGGAGCAGCTTTTACTGGTTCTGGCTTAGGCTCTGGTTTTGGGGCTGGAGCAGCTTCTGCAGCTAACATTTCTGCCTCACCAACACCATATCCTTGACGCATCAAAGCAGCTTTTTCAGCAGCATTTGGGTCAGCTTCTGGGGCAACATTGAGAATTGCATCAATCTCACCAAGTCCGTAGCCATGTTTCATGAGCCATTTACGTGCTTCATGGTCTGACATTCCTTTAATTTCTTCCATTAGTTTCTCCTTTAAAAAGCGTCTTGATAGCTTTTTTCATCACTATCTGTAGCTCTTGTTTTTTCTAGTTGTTCTATACGAGCTTCAAGCTCATCAATCTTCTTTGTGACATATGGATACTTTTTTCTCCATGCATCGGTCGGTTGTTCTAACCAAGTCCAACCATATCTCTCTACAAGATAATCAAGTGTTTGATCTAGTTTAGCATAACACCACAGACCAGCACGGGTATCTTTAAAGTATGCTAAAAAGGCTGCGCCAAGAAGTGAGCCTCCTATGGCTGTATAAATCCACAGGGTATCTTCGAACATTCTCGCAATCATATGTTTTTCCTAATCCATCTAAAAGCAGCGTAAGCAACAAGTAAAACTATGATTGTTCCGATACCGTCTACCCAAGATGTTTCATTCATAGCATAGATAAGATCTGCTGTAAACCAATCCATTATTTAAACTCTACTTTTAATTTTCTTGCGAGCATCTCTGTCATTTTTAATCCTATCTTTTAGTTTTGATACACCATAATCTTCATGCTTGACGTGCATCAACTGAGGTTGTGCCATTGCATTAGCAAGAGGACTATTCGGTAGGACACCAAGAGGTTTTTGTTCCGCCATCATAAGGCCTCGCAAGCCCAGAGTTGATTATTTCATCTCTGTAAGATTTTCCATCTAAATACACATCAACCAACACTCTGCCACCGTATTTATCCCACTGTAGATTCGCAAACTCTATAGTTTCCGCTTCGCGGAACATACGATTGGCAAACTCTCTGCCCTCATACGCTAGTCGCTTTTCATCGTCACACTTTGCACGAATCTCTGGAGTATCAATGCCTAATATTCTTACACTCATTTTTTGAAGAGGTTCTGGGAGTGAAGGGGCTATAACGTAACAAGTATCGCCGTCATAGCATACGTTATCACGAAACTCTCTCATCTGTAAAAAATCATCAGCGACAGCAGGAAGTGTAAAAAAGATCAACGGTACGATATATTTAATCATTAGTCAACTCCTGTACCTGGTTCTACAGTGTCTTGTCCGTCTATTAAAACTAAATCAAATAAGGCTCCACAAGCTGGAGCTGATGCTGTACCTATGGCTCTAATTTCAATATCAGTATTAGACGCGAGTCTAATAGGACAGTTATATTCATACTGTGTTGGTCCGTCCATTTGACCAAACTGACCTATAGTTCTAAACGGTCCTTCATTAGCAGGATTACCGTCAGCTATTCTTGAAAGAATACGAAATACTGCTGGTTGACCAGTTTTGTTAGAAGTAAATTGAACTTTTTGAAGATATCCAGTTTTATTAGCTGGAATTGTGTACAGAGCCATTAAAGTTTGCCCTTGTCCAGCTGAAATCCGAGCAATGGTATTGCTATGAGTTTTGATATCAACCGCGTTCACATTTGTAGTACCTGTGTTAGCGGTAGTCATATAAGCTCTAAAAATTCGTGAATATTGATTAGCTGACGCAGCTCCATCAACTGTGATAGTATCTGTTGCTAAAAGAAAGTTTTCATCTAAACCTTGAATTGTTACAGTAGAAGCCGAGTCTGCAGCATTTGTAGTGGAGTGAGCGGTTGCTGTGCCTGTTGCGGAATAAGAATAAACATTAGATCCGTCCCAGACAGTTTCTTCAGAGACACCTACCCCAGTATTCCAACCAAATTTGTGTACAGATGAGTGATTTGAAATATGCCCACGAGCCAACTGAAGATGAAAATCTTCAGTTTTACCTGTATCAGTGGCAGAGGGGTTTTGGAATTGAGCCATTAGTCGTCCTTTACAAGTTAATTTTTTATAGAATAACCTTTATTTTAATGTGTGTCAAATTAGTTTGCTAAAGGATTGTCAAGTGCTCTTTGAAGCTTTTTTGAGATGCGATCATCTAGCTCATTTAACTCACGTTCAACCTTTGCTTCAAGATCATCCATTCTATCGGTGCTAGATTCTTGTAGTCTATTAGCTTTTTCGTCATAATCATTCTGTAGAGCATCTCTTTTATTCTCAAAACGTTCTTCTGCGTTTTGGACTATTGCGCGAACTTCAGATTCTACTTTCCTTACTTCATCTTCTACTCGATCAGCAGTCTTTTCAATAGAAAGAATATCATCCCGTAAATCACCCTTAATATCACGTGTGTAATCAACAGCTTCTTCTAGTTTTGTTTCAATTACTTCCATACGTTGTTCAAATGCTGCAATTTTTTCTTCATACTCTTGCTGCTGTTCGACAAACTCAATTGCTTGTTCTACCTTCTGATACATAAGGAAGCCGCCATAGAGTGCGCCTATTACAGATCCAAGAACAGCAACAAGTGCTGAAACAGTCATAAAGGTTACTTTGATACCAAGAATACGAAACTCTTTGTTTTTAAGGTTCTCGATACCTTCTTCCATGTTTTCAAGTTCTTGCCCTAGATCTTTAGTCATATCTTTCTCCTAAAAACACATTGATAAAAAAGATTGCATTGTTTGTAATCTTACAACGAACGGAAGTGCTACTATTGAAATGATAACAATTATACCATATATTATCCATAAAGAGCTATCCATTTACTCTGAACTTTCCTGCAAAGCTTGAAGCTTTGCCAGTTCAGCTTCAAGTCTTAAAATTTCTAATCTTTTCTTTTTAAGTTCTAACTGATAAAGAGTATTACAATTAACACGCTCTTTAGGTCCGTCTAAAGGAACTATAACTCTCGCATACACGCCAACATCTCTGGAACTATCACCAGAACCACCTGCCAAAGGTGATTGGTAGTTATCAATAATACCTGTAACGCCAAACTCAAATTGAGTAGATCCTCCAATTGCGTTTGAACAATCTAAATCTCCAGCACGAAATTTGTCAGAAGCATAGTTGCCCTGAGCATTGGGTAGTTGAAGATTTAAAGAACTACTTTCTGCAAGCACTTGTGTAGCAAAAAGCAGATAGAAGAGTGTAAAAACAACTCTCATTAATCATCTTTCTTAAACTTTGAACAGATAGTTGACGAAATCATAGTTGTCGGACCTGGGTTCTCTCGGGTACGTGATTTAGTGCATACATAGGTAGCACGGCTCTCGTCTTTATTTCTAATATACACTGAAAATCTAACACGTTCAAGATACTCTAACTTAATTATTTTATAAGAAGTGACAAAAGGGACAGGATTGAAATCAGAATCAAAAACCCCGACCTCATAATACTTTACATCGTTTCTTTTATTAAATACTTCAAGCTCTGTAACCAAGACTCCATCAACATAAGACCGCTGTAATTCTGGATATGTTGGAGTCATATCATGAGCATTTACAGCGGTGCTTAATAGTATTGCTAAAAAAGAAACTAAATATTTTTTCATTATTGAGCTACACAAACAGCCTCTACAACAGCAGTATATGTACCACCAGGAAACGCTTTATTTCCTCCATTTGTGACAGTGGACGAAGACTCAAACCAAGTTGAACCAGTCGCGGTTAAATCATATTGAGTAGTTTGTCCAAAAGTAACTTTGTTAGTTTCATATGAACCCATATTAGTAGAGTCACTCATAGCGCTCACAGAAGTAGAGCCAGTCCATGTAGTAGTTTCAGTTAAGGACGGGCTTTGTGAAAACGACGTTGGGGTAGTAATTTGAGCATAATAAGCATCTGCCAATGTTACGTCGTATCTTACGATCGGTTTTACACCCCCATCAGCAGGGGTCGTAGTCAGAGTATAAGCATTTGGGTTACCGTATACACCAGGAGTATCTGTCGTGATTACGCATCTCGACTGAACACTACCAGTTATAGGTACATCCTCTGCGTATGCACATATCGATGTTAACAAAAATGTGCTAGTTAAAAGTAATTTTTTATACATTTTTTCTCCTAGTTGTACTGCGAGTCTATCATTTTTTCATGCAGTAACTGCTGGGCTAATCCATTTCTTAAGCCTTGATTATTATCTTTTATGTCTCTGTCCACTAGTTTTAAGTTGTCTTCATAAACTCCACCAGGGATAGTAGTTTTAAGATAAGTATTATTAAGCGCTGTTTGCATTGCATTATTCATAGCGAATAACTGTAAATCTTGTGCGATTAGCAGTGCAGCGTTAGTGTCCGCCAAAGCCTGTAGTCGGTACTCTCTTTTACGCTTTTCTTCTTCCTCTTCTGCTTCTTCGTCAATCTCTTCTATTGTTTCTTCATTCTGCTCTATAGTTACTTTTTCTTCACTACTTAAGCTAACATATTCATCTTCTGTCGCATCATAAATTGTAGAAACATCAATTTCAGGTATATCAGGTATGGGGGTTACATAGCCTGGACAAAGAGGACTATGTTGAGGATCATAACAAGGATCTACTTTATAGGAATAAAGAACGGTAGGATCCTGTACTGACACATCGCCCTCGGTTTCAATAGAACCGTCACCCCAAGCTGCTCTAGGTATGTTTGGAATAACAGGAACTACTTTTCTAATCTCTTGTCCGCCAAGAGAACCTGCGTTCCACTCATCTGTCTCTCTAAAAATATAACCAGTACCATCGGCATTTTCGTTTTGTACATGAACTTTGCCGGAGTCATTTACATCTTTTTGAATGGTATAGTTATAAATGATTGTGTTTATATCTAATCCAGGAGGTTCAGGTAACACATTATCCATACTCCAAGTATTACCATTTGTCGCAGCGTTACCTGTCACTCCAAAGTATGGCGTTACAGTTTCAGAGTAAGAGTAAGATGGAGAGAATACCAAGCCCGCCATAAGTAACAGTCTCTTTAACATCTTCTTGCTCCTCGGCCATATATTTATCTTTTTTAGTATCCTCATGAGATTCCCATCCTATTTTTGCTTCAGCGCCGATTTTACCGTCATAAGGACAAGGAGTCCCAGCCATCATCATTGCATTAAATACGTTTTCATCCTGGCACATAATAGAGACAGCAGCAACTTTCATACCCATATCATACATAGTCTTTGCATTTTTAAGTCTTAAACAGTTCTCTTCTGTAAAGGTTGTCCCAGCAGAGATACCAAGAATCTGTGTTTGCACAGCCCCAGCAACACCGATTGTACACAGATCACTATTACTATTAGCTCCGAGTTGTGGAGAAATAGCAGAGGGAGGAGGAGACTTCACAGTAGTAGTCATTTCACCATTTGTTGTGACAGTGCTGTTAGTAGTAGACTCTGTTACTACAGTCTGTGCTGTAGCAGAAGAAGTCATAATCGAAAGTAGTATAATTAATTTAAATAAGTTTTTCATATATCTCTCAATAAACATTTAAGTTATTTTCTTTGTTAATGTATTTAGGAATACAATAAGCAGTAACTCTATCTTTCGGATTTATAGACTCTATTGAACCAAAATTACCAAATCTTTTTGATAGCTCATTAGCAAAAAAGTTACAATCAACAACATTGTAAAAATACATGTCTTTTGAAATAACCCTACGATCATCACCTGTGCCTAAATAAACCATAAGTAAAAATACGTGTATCATATTGTCAAAGATTTTAAAAAGAATACAAACAATACGATCAAAGATAATCCTACGACACTTGCTAGTGATATAGCTGCCCATTCTATGAATTTTTGTCTTCTTTGGGCTTGATTATATAAAGTTTCTTGGCGTTGCTTTCGAATCTGTCCTTCCATTCGAATCAACTGGTCCCATGCCGATTGACCCATAGTCCAAGAAATATGCTGTCGTAATTCTTCACGCATCTGCTCTGCCTTCTTTTTAGCAGCAAATATTTCTATTGCCTCTTGTTCGACAGATTTTCCAGCAAATAGTTTTTTAAATATAGGAGGATTTTTAGCGAGTCGCTCTGCTTCAGATAGATCAGACATAGCACCCATCCACCTACTTAGGTCACCTGCCATTTGTTCAATGTCTCTACCTACTTCAAAGCCTTTTTTAATGACTTTGAAGGCTGCAGAAGCAGTTGCTACAGCAGTCATTGGATCAAGCATTCTCTACCTTTCTAGGAGAGAGTACTTATGGATTTTCTTTATCTGATGTTTCTTCATTTGGGGAACTCTCATCACTCACAGCTTTTTCATAGTAGACAATAATTTCTTCCTGTTGATTCAAGAATCTTCGTATATCAGCTATGTTAAGCGCTAGATTTTCGTAATCTTTCATTGAAAGGGCGACAAAAGCTAAATTACCATATTTTTCTTCATACCAAGTCAAAAACTCATCAACGTTTTCTTTTGTGACTACGTGAACTTGAGTATCAACTAGTTGGAGCGGTTTCGGTCTCGCTACTGTTGGTATCTGGACTTTCTCCACCTTGGTCACTACTTTCACTTCCGGTTCCGGTTTCCCGCTGCAACCACTCAGGAAGAGGGTAGTCAGTAGTGTTGCCAGAATCATCCATGAAGCCGCGCCATAGTTTTGCAGTTGCGCCATTCATCTTTCCTTCTAAAGTTTTAGCATCTTTCAATGCCTCTACAATTAAGTTCATGCGACTTAATTTACCGCGAAGCTCATCGCTATAAGCCTCTGCTTTCTGTAAATCAGCTTGAAGTTGGTTATTAAGTTCCCCTACTTTAGCCATCTCACCCTGAACAAGAGCAAGACTAGATTCTGCTGTGTCAACAGCTACTTCAAGTTTAGCATTATTTTCACGAAGCACAGCAATACGTGCTTGAGAGTCTTGGTAATACCAATAAAAAACTCCCGACAACGCAGCCATTAAAAGTGTCATAAGAATTGCTAATTTAAGTCCCATAACATTAATATATGCTATTAAAATTTGTTTGGCAAATAAATTTAACTCGAATGCTGCAAGATGACAAAAAATTGGCACTGTCAAAATTTTGACAGTGCCGTTAGTCATAATATTGACGTGGTTTATAACGATTTACCGCAGTGAGGGCAGGACGAAAAGGAAGTTGATTCTTTTTCCATATCCTTAAGGATATTACGAAGTTTTTTTGTTCGCTTAAGTTGGTCTTTTAACCAATCTTTACGTCTGTCAGATTTAGCTCGTTTAAGTTCTTTTTTTATAGCTTCTTTTTGTTTTGCAAGCTTTTCTGCGAATACCCCACTGTATGACGTAATCATTTTAAATCAGCTGCTGTTAGTGCAGGGAGATTTTTCATCCGAGACTTCATCTCATTCATTTCAGCTTCTGGAAGTGGGATCATACCTGCATCCGCAAGCATACCATCTTCACCCCAATGCTTTGTCCACTCGGTCATATATTCCTTAACACCAGGAACAACATCGACATGTGCATGTTTTACATAGAAATAGAGTGATCTTGAAATTGAGTAGTCACCATCAGCAATTGCGTCAAAGGTGGGTGCACTACCATCAACAACGGCACCTTCAAGTACATCACTGTTCTGATCAAGATAAGAGAAACCAAAGATACCATATGTGCCTGTATCCTCTTGCAGTTTCTGAACAATTAAGTTGTCCTGCTCACCGGCTTCGATGTAGGCACCGTCAGTGCGCATTGCACGACAAACTTTAGCCTTTTCACCGGCAGCTTTTAGAGCTGCTTTAGCTAAAGCATCTTTTTTACAGTATCCTTTTTCATTAACCATTTCTACGAATGAGGCACGAGTACCAGAAGTAGTCGGAGGACCCATTACACGAATTGGAATGTTTGGAAGATCTGGATTGATTTGATTCCAATGTGTGAACGGATTATCAATCCATTCAGTAGTGTTCCAATCTCTAATCTCACCAGCAGGCACTTTTGCTGTTAGTGCTTTACCTAAGTCTGCTTTAGAGATGTTAAGAGGTTGTGCGTCTTTTGCGTAAGCAACGACAATACCGTCATAACCAACTTTGATTTCGGTAACGGCAATACCATTTGCTGTACAATACTCAAGTTCTTTTACTTTCATACGTGAAGAAGCATTTCCAATATCAATATATTCAGTGCCTATACCTTGACAGACGCCTTTTTTACCTACAGAGGATCCTCCTGATTCCACAACAGGTGTATTAAAAGAAGGATTATTTCCTAATTGCTCTGCTACGATAGTAGCAAAGGGCAGGACAGTAGAAGATCCTGCGATTGAAACATATTCTCTAGCATAAGCGGCGCTAGAAACCAATGAAGCAGCTACAGCTGCAAAGATAAGTTTTCTCATTTTTATCTCCCTAATAAAATGTGAGGACGTTGATCGTCCTCACTTTTTAAATTATAGCAAAAATATGTTACAATTTTATGACATTTAAAAAATTTGGCTCTGGGAGAAGGACTCGAACCTCCACGCCTCACGGCACACGAGAAACAATCGTGCGTGTCTGCCATTTCCACCACCCCAGAGTTGTAATTAAGCAGCTTTTGCTAATTCAAGAGTGTCTAAGGCAGCTATCATACGGGTCATTCCAATACCTCCTCCAACGCGAGGGAAGAAGTCAAACTCTAAAAACTTTTCTAATTCAGCTTCAACTCGCTCTTTGGTAAAAAGTTTATACAGTAGTTCACTGTACTCACCGTTAGTAATTGTATGGAAAGTATCTCGCATCATGTCAACATCAGTGCTTCTCTCTGCTGACCCAATTGTTTCCATGCCTCCAAGAATTACATCAATCTTTTTAGAGTGAACTCCGTCTTCATAACGACTCATGTTCCAGAAGGGAGAGGTCATCTCAGGAAAGTCCGTAATCATTGCAGAACCAAACTGCTTATACATAGCAGTTTCGTGTTCAGCTTCCATTTCGGTATCTGCACTAATACCAAAATGTTCCTGCCATTCTGCATATGTTTTCTCTGTTGGTTTATCAAACCCAAGATAATCACACAGCTCATATTCCATGGCCTTAAGATCATCAATCGTACCAGGGAATTCAAATTCAAACATTGGAAAGATTATATCATGCCTACCAGGAATTGCGTTTGGCTCCTGTCTGTATGAAGTCGAGACACAAAAAAAGCCCTCTGAATCGGGCTGGGATAACAGTTCATGTTCTAACCACATCTGGCCAGTTTGGGGAAGAGGCCAAACTTCTCCTGCGTAGTTATATGTGGCTACGTTAAAGGGGTCTTCACAAGCTGCAAGAATAGAGAGTCGATTTTGGGTGTGAACCTCTTTAAAACCTTTATCCATAAAAAAAGACCTTAAAAGGTCTACAGAGTGAGTGAATTTTGTGGGAGAAATTAGTTGAGTCATATTGTTTCCTTTCAACAGTTAAGATTGATTTATTGCACACAAATTAACCAATTATAGTTGAAAGATGAGCATAGTGCAAATTTATTTAATAAGACTATGCTATCATTCTCTATCAGTTCTCTCTGGCATCGTGAACAGTGCTTTTACAAAATCGTTTTCATAACTCGGATTTCTAGCAAACACTACCCATCTATAACCCATACCCTTTGTCCAAG